TTTTTGATATTCAGGAGAATTGACATAATTTTTTAAATCTTCGCTGGTAAAAGTTGTCATACGATTCTCCTTATTGTGGCGATTGATATATTTTTTATTCTTCAAATACTAATACAACATCATCTTCGGATATAATGTAGAAATCGGTGGCCATGTATTTGGCAAGGCGTGCTTTGTTCCAGTTGGGTAGAATCAAGTCACCTTCTTTAAGATCCAAAACATCTGGTCCGATTTTTAATACTTTGCCTTTATTGGCTTCTAGTGGATCGGCAGATGAAAGGACAATACCAGAACTGGTCACCTTTTCTTTTTCAATCAACTCAACGATTACATTATTCTTGATAGGCTTTAACAATTACAATTCTCCTTCCATCATTACATTCATCAATTACAAATTGTGGTACATCTAACATCTTTTTCAACACTAGATTACAATTATACTCTATAGAAACTTGTTTGTCAAACTTTTTATGGTAATCATCTTGTTGAACAAAGAGGTAGGCAAACGCCACCAAAAATACACCGAAAAACACTTTAACGGTTTCGGTATTTGGTAACATGATATTCTCCTATAATTTTAGCATTTGTTCATAAGTATAATTGCGTACCATGTATTCAGAAGGATTCTTCAGATAACAGGCTTCTAAATCTCCTGGCCGAGCATCCTTATATATCACACTAAAATCCACATTGTTTACTTCTTTGAAAATATTTACAATTTCGTTGACCGTTCTTGTATCACCATAGGCCAGATTCTCTACTTGATTTGATGGTCTATCAATGGCTTTGATTAGAGCCCTACAAATATCATTCACATGAACATACTCTCTCACACAGGTACCATCTTTGGTACTGTAGTCCTTTCCATATAAATCGAACTGGCCGGTCTTGATCGCTTGAGTAAGATTGTAAAACAGTCCGTCAGGATTGGTGGCGGGAAAGCCATCTGTACCAATCACATTGTAGAATCGGAATATTGTGAAATGTTTACATTGTTCGGCCACGATATCTTCTGCCACACGTTTAGATAAACCATACGGAGATTTTGGATCGGCCGCAGCACCAGTAGAGGCAAAGATAAAGTTTTTAAATTTGATTTGTTGTATTACGTTAAGAGTACCATTGATATTGGTATCATAATACAATGTTGGATAATGAACTGATTCTCCTACACGAACCAAGGCAGCCAAATGGATTACAGCATCATAGGTATGAAATGATAGAGTACCGTATCGTAATTCTTTGGCATCACGAATATCATAATTGTATTGGTGTGAATCCACTTTGTTATCGTAGTCTAACTTATGAATTTCATAATTTTTTTCCTCTAGCATGGCGCAGAGGTGTCTACCAATATATCCGTTAGAACCAGTAACTAATATCTTCATGTTTGACCTAAATGTTGTTTCAGGCGGTCAATCAATTCTTGTATGCGCTGGCGTGCTTGGCTATCTTGTGGTGTCCATACAATCAAACCTTTCAACCAATTCAATAACTCTTTCGGATCCATTATTTAAAAATACTTGACCAAGTTTTGAGTTTTATCTTTTTGTGTTCTCTAGCCGCATTCATGGCTTCAGTATTCAATACACCTTGTTCGGTTAGAATATCAATCATCGCCAAAGTTTGGCCAATTTCCATTTGTAATTCTTCCAAGGTCGTACCTGATTCTTCGGTCGGCCATCTAGATTCTACACCAAAACGGGATATCTTACAAGCCGCTTGAATCACTTCAGCACATTCTTCTTGTAAGATTAGAAGTGCTTCTTTTTGTTTATCATTCATTATTATCTTCTTCAATAAATTTAATCACAGGCATATATTCTTCCACTTTTTTAAGTGCTGCCAATTTCGTGGAAGCAATTACTTTGCAAGTATATACACCATCTTTCATACTAATGGTAAATGGAACAACTCCATTAATAAACCATTCTTCTTGCACATAACACTTGATGATCCATTCTCTGGCATCAAGGCATCGTTTAATCATTTCATCAGCAATTCTTTTAGGATCGAATTCATCTTCAGCAACCATATTAGACATCGTTCCATTTCTCCACTAAAAAACTTGGCCCCTTTTTATCTTCGGCCAAAACATAATCTTCTGCCAAATCTTCAGCTTTTTGATAATCAGCAGTAACTTCTTTTTTAATTATCTTTTCGTTTAAGTAATAAACAATAGTATAATTATACTCCGACCTTTCTACAATGGCTTTCTTATCGCCATTCATAAATTTAGATAGTTCCATTATGCAATCATTCCTATGAATCGATTTAATACAACACGGTTAGATAACCTGTTACCGGCATATTTACTGAATGCTGATACCAGACCACGGGTGGTAGCATTTTCTTTGACATGAAATTCTACATCATCATCAGTATCTAGGCCTTCTGAACGGAGTAAATAATACTCATCAAAGCCGGCATTCGTAACAACTTTATATTTCTCTTTACGGAACTCAGCTTTCAATTTGTAATGGTCACTAACTCTAGGATAGAATATGTGTGCCACACGGCCAAACTCACGGCCAGATAATACATAGAAACCAATAATATTACATTGTGTTCTTGCCTTTAACATTTTGATGTAAGCAGACATCAACTCTGGACCATAGGGGTGATAAACTTTTTCTTCGTGTTTGGTAATTGGATCACGAATCACTAACACCTTTTCTTTGCCATATGCACTATCATAATCTAAATCTGGATTATTATAACCTGATCTTTGCCGGCCATCATCGGCTGTATAATAAACATTTCTTAAAGGATTGCCTTCGCCATCGGTTAGAAATACCGTATTGACGATTTGCAATTTGTAATTTTTCTGAAACTCAGGTACAATCTTCATCGCAGCAATTACGGCTTCATAGAGTGGTGTGCCACCTAATGACATCCAATTTGGACGACAAGCTCTAGGTTGAGCACAACGAACCAAAGCAGAACAGGCATAAGTGAATTCTGAAGCCGACATTTTGCTTGATAATAAATTCATTAATTTAAATTTATGTAAGTCTAAATCGCCATTTTTGAACTTCACAGAATAAGCATCTGTATGCTCGGTCGTGAAAGCATATACTTCGTAAGGAATATTTACTTTCTTACAAAACATCACCAGATTGATTAATTGCTTGACGGTGTTTTCCATGTGGTCAGACATAGAACCGGACCAATCAAGGAACATAACAAGACCATGTGATTTGCCATCAGGCAAAACTGTCATCTTCTTAAAAATATCTTCGGTAAATTTATATGCATAAACTTTGCTCAAGTTTAATTCACCAGTTTTAGCAATCGATGCACGTTTCTGCTGGTCAGCATTTTTACGCAATTCAAATTCTTTGGCCAAATAACCAACAACTTTTTTGGCATCACTACGAATTTTCATAAAAGCGGCTGTATCAATCCCACGTGAGTGTGTGTGACTTAAATCATTTTTGTACTCTGTCCATAATTGTTTATATGGAACAACTGCCTGCTTCAAATCAATATCGTTGATGTTACCATAGTAGTAATGTTTATTACTTGATTCAAATAATTTGCTTTCATTTTGACGATATGTTTTATCGGTGTGTGAATCTATTTGTTGTCCAACATCACCGCCTTCGTTACTAAACGTTTCTTGGATTCTTTTTTCTTCAATCTCATCTATTGTTTCATCGGCTTCAGAATTTGGCTGGCCAAATTTTTCGATGGTATCATCATCATAATCATCAGAATCTTCGTAACCATTGGATTCAAAATCACCATCTGGATCTTCTTCAAATTCTTCTGGTGCATTTGCTTTACGCTCTTCGGCTTCTTCTTGCATATAAGCCATAACATCATATGCAAGCGCAATGACATCATCATACGATTCGGTATTTTCAATACGATGAACTAACAATTTCTCAACATCATTGAAACGAATATTTTGTGCGGCTCCGCCTTTAGTGTAGAGATTAACACGGTCAATGAAATTCATATCATTGAGATCCACACCATTGGTACCAAAAAAATCTTTTTCGATTAGTTCACGATAACCACGAACAAACGAGGAACGAATACCAGGATACTTGTTTTTGATTTTTCTTTCGATACGAGAATCTTCTAGCACATTCATAATACCCATTGGTATCTTTTCTTCGTGTGCCTTCATCATGCCGTCTAGGGGTGTGTATAGTGCATGGCCAACCTCATGACCTAGAAAAAGGTCGTAGAGATAACCTGAGATGTTTTTATCAAGAATAGGAACAGTCAATACACGGTTCTTCACATCAAATGCGGCCGTGTTAGTATTGCGCTGTTCAATAGTCAAGTTTTCATTTGCCATTAGTTTGGCAAGTAACGATTTAGATTGAATTAGTTCCATAGATTCTCCGAGTTAATAATAGTATTATCTCACAAAAATCATCTACCGTCAAGCGGTAACTTTCATGCTGTTGTTTTTAAGCAACACCTTGTTCCGGTAAGGCTTTTAGGTAGAGTTTTCCTTCTCTATATTCCATTTCAATGGCCTGTCCTTCTTTCCAATGATTGTATTCTACAACTTCTTCAGGAAGAATTAAAATACCATCGCCTGTACCATCATTTGCATCAACAATTTTTGTTGAATATTTCTTATTGGTAATATTCTTTGCGTTTTTGGTAGTCATTCAGGTCTTTTTCCATATTTGTAAGAGTTGCCCACTTGCGAGTTACGATATCTAAACGTTTCCACGCAGGAATTTCATCATCATCTGCTTTGGCATCAAGCCAAATATAGTAAGGAGTATCATTCATATTTTTTTCCTTCGTTTTTATCAAAAATTCGCTGCTCGATTGCAGCTACAAGCTCTTCGGCAAGATTCGGATTGAACTTTACCAAGAAATGAGCAACATCACCAGCTGGAATATGACGCAAATTATGCATAATTTCATCAATTCCTCTATGTATCTGTGTTTCTTCCCATTGTGCTAACATAATTTCTCACATTTCATAAAAAGTATTGCTCGGAATAATAAATTTACCGTCTTTTTTTGCTTTTCCGAGCGTTTCAAGCAATTTTAACTCAATTTCAAGTTCTTCAGCCGACAAATTTTGTAAATATTCTTCATAATCGTCCCAATCTTCATTACTCCAACCTTTAGGATTCATTTTTCATCATCTCCGCATGCTGGAAATTTCTTTTGCTTCTTTATCCGTGAAAACCGGCACGGCATTTGACTTATGCATCGTAGCCACACCTTTTATTTTATCGCCGGTATACGAAAATGGAAGTTTTTTTGTGCAAGGTACAAAACCTGTATTTACGGACGCAAACCTAGGCGTTTCTCTGCCTGCAGGAATCTTAGGTAAAGGAACACTTGCGGAAATAATCTTGGATTTTGTTTTACTGAAATTGGTAGACATTGAATTAATGGACAGTAGCCATTCTTCGTGCTGAAGTCTTTTTGCTTTTGAAACTTTCCGTTTTTTTGATTTTGGAATGTAACCGTGAATAATCATAATAATTCTCCAATGTAGAAGAACCATTATACTACGGAAATAAGTGAATGTCAATACGTATGTTGTACGGAAACAACATTAATACCAATACCTTTATTTGAAACGGCAGCATACCTACTTATACTAAAAATAATTAAAAATTTAGGTAATATTACTCTTTCTTACCTTGTGAAATTTCGAGTTCTTCGAAATTCTCATCTTCCCAATGTTTCAACTGCTTCTTCACTTCAGAATGTTCACCCCTGCGTTTTTTACTATGTAAAAAGTTTTTGGCGTAAATGTAATCATCATTATAGTCTTGGTTCTTACGGAACTTACCTACAAATTTGGTCACTTGTAATCTCCTATTTCATGGTTTCAAACGTTATGCCTTTTATTTTAGTTTCCGGCATATTATGCATATCCTCTTGTGATACGTAAGTTATATCAGCATTAGGATAACAAATCTTTATAATTTTGAGAAGTTGGCAGACTGTGCCATCTGAATCATTGAATGTAAATACTTCATCAACATATTTTAAGCTTTTAATAATTTCTCTGCGTGTTTCATAAGTTTGTACAAAACCTCCGAGTGTCCACATCATCCACCAATCAGTATGGACACCAACAATAAGGTGGTCGCCCCGATGGTGACATTTTTTAATATAATTTAATTCTTCAATAGATAGGGGATCAAAAGCACCGCAAATAACGACAATTCTCTCTTTTTCGTACATTTAAGGTAATAGGTCTGGAAAAGCTTCCTTTACAAATTTATAATCTAGGCCCCTTACACCTAAATCTTTACTTAAAATGCCAATCACAACTTCGGCTTCACGGGGCTCCAGTCTTTCTAACAACTGCAACAGCAACTCTTTTCGTTTTTCTATAGTGAGTATTTCTGCATTAGGATGTCCTTTTTGAAACAAATATAATTTACGTAATTCAACTGATAATTGTGTTCCAGAAAGTCCAGGCAAAACATCCGTTGGCACTTCATAATCATCAGGCATTTCAGTTATTAACCATTGATGATTTGGATGAAAGGCCAGTTGAAGCACCTGTACCAATGTAGTTGACAGATTTTTTTCAATTACTGCCATTCTGTCTTTTTTAGATGAAACCATTTCAAATTCATCAAATATTTCATATATACTTTTCATCAAAATTCCTCTATCACTTCCATTAAGTTTTTCAGCTTGTGTTCAATAAAATAATTTAACAACTTACCTTTAGCAGGTTTTGTTTCTTCATAGGTATTTATAATTTTTGCTTTGATTTCTGTGGGAATAAAAGTCAAATCAATTAAGGATTGATTACGAGCAAAGTTGGTTTGGTCAGTTTCACTATACTTCTCCACCTGTTCATCTAGGTACTTATCTAATGTTTTCTGTGTGATTGGTTTCTGACGGAGGTCACGGACAAAACAATCAGAGGGTGAAAAGATGTTGGGTATACCATCACCTTTATCTCCACGAATAATCTTCTCCTTGAGTTCCAATTTAGGGTTTTCCGATTTCACAAATTTCTTTTGTGATGGATTGTATTGTTTTACATTACTGCCATATTGTTGCAATTGAAGAAAATCACCATCACTAGATAAAATCAAAATCTTTTGGTGTGGTGAATAGATTGGTACCAATGTGCCAATAATATCATCGGCTTCAGCACCTTCAACATCCAATACTTTATATGGAAAATTATCTTTGAGTTCTTGTTTTAGTTTACCTAGAATATCAAAAATTGAGTGCCAATCCAAGTCCGATTTATCACGGGTTTTTTTACGATTTGCTTTATAGAAAGGGAAAAACTCTTTACGCCAATATTTACGGTTATCACAACACAATACCACTTCACCATATTCCGCTTTAAAGTTTTTTACATGAGTACGAATGATATTCAATACCATGTGACGAATTAAAGTTTCTTCCAACTTGCCTTTGTGGTTGGCAATTTGTGCCATTAAACCGGCCAATAACACTTGATTTAAATCAATGAGAATCATAACAAACTTTCAATAGTTTCCAATAGACCTATTGTATCATGCTTTCATCAGTTTGTCAAACGTTTTTTGAATAAAGGCGTCAGATGTGGTGGTACGCTTTGCAAATATACCAAACCAATTTTGTGGTATTAAGTTTGAAATGTATTCACATGGATCGGCAAAGATGGCTTCAAATTTATCAACATTATATAATTCACCATCTTCTTGTTCTTTGAATAAAATTACATGATATTCATCACCTATGGCATTACCACCAACCTTCTCACCTGGCTCTTTATATGTTGCACCTTCAATATGCAAATCATCTTTTGTGTCGCCAGGTAAAACGAATATGGCATCATAACCATCTTTACTAAATTCTTTTAAGAAGTCTAACATTCCAATCCTTTAATGTGTGATTTTCTAACTCTTACCATTATCCATGTGTTATAGTAATCATCTGATTCCATTACACCACGAACAAACTGTTCTTTTGCTTCGAGATAACCACATACGCCTTTAGATTTACATAAGTGTAGTATTTCACGGACAAATTTTTCATGTCCTAATTGTAACACATCTTTCTGTAAGGTGTCACTACTTCCATAGTAAGTTTGCCAGTTTGAACTGGCTTTATACCGTTTCTTTTTACCTTTGACTTGTTTGGTTTTGGCAGAATAAAAAAACTTTTTGCCTATGTATTTTTTACCATTCGTCAGATTGGTTATCTGATACACGAACCCGTAGTTATCACCAATCAAGTCTTCCGTAAAATCTTTACCATCATATTGCCAGTTTAGTCCCATTCCTTAGTGTCCAAATCATCGTCATCATCCTCTATATAGTCCTCGGATAATTCTTCGATTTGTTCACCGCAGAATGGGCAATGCTCTGGCAATTCTTGTGAAACTAATTCTTCTGTAAATTGAACTGTGTATTGTGATTCACAACTTAGGCAATCGCCCGATAATGATTTATTTGTCATTTAAATCCTTAATGAGCCCAAACATCACCCCAATTTCCTGATAAAGAGCCTTTTGCATAATCAGTTGCTCTATTCTCAAAGAAATTTGTATGTGTTGGTGCGTTAATCATTTCCTCTACCCATGGCAAAGGATTACGTTTCACTTTAAACTGACCTTTGAGTCCTAATGAAATCAATCTACGGTCGGCAATATAACGAATATACTTCTTAACATCTTCAGCAGATAAATCTTCCATGGCGCCCATTGCGAATGCCAAGTCAATAAACTTATCTTCTAATTCTACCATGCGTTCAGCAATAGTGTATAATCTACCTTTTAATTCATCGTTCCAAATTTCACGATTTTCTTCTATGTATGTCCGGAACAATTTAATCATATTCTCGGTGTGTTGTGTTTCATCAACGATAGACCAAGTAACAATCTGACCCATACCTTTCATCTTGCCGTGGCGTGGAAAGTTCAATAACATAATGAATGATGAGAACAACTGCATACCTTCAGTAAATGCGGAGAATACGGCAATGTGTGTTGCTGTATTTTCTTTAGTGGTATTTTGACCAGAGATATTCATAACATAATCGTGTTTCTCTTTCATCTCAGCATAGGCCATAAACTCATTGTAGGTTGTGTCTGGAAGACCCAAGGTTTCAATTAAGTGTGAGTACGCAGCAATGTGTAAGGCTTCTCTTGCGGCGAACCCCAATAACATCATCCTAATTTCTGGTTGTGGGAAATAAGGAAGATAATTATTAACATACCCACCAGCAACGTCAATGTCTCCTTGTGTAAAGAATCGGAAGATATGTGTGAGAAATTGTTTTTCTTCTTTAGTAAGTTTCTTCTTCCAATCCTTAACATCTTCCAACATTGGAACTTCTGTGTGTAACCAATGAGATTGCTCATGCTTAAGCCATGCATCATAAGCCCAAGCATAATTAAAAGGTTTAAAATATGAACGTTCATCGGTCATCCTTGATTCTGTTTTTTTAATCATTCTTCTCTCTATACATTAAATGAGGAACCGCAACCGCAGGTACCTTTAACTTCGGGATTTGTTATAACAAACTGTGAATTGAATTTTTCTTCTTTATAATCTATTGTTGCTTTCATTAAATATTGTGCTGACATAGAATCAACAAACACTCTAGTGCCATCTTTTTCAATCACAAAATCATCTTCTTCTTTATTATCTTCAAAAGAAAACTCATATTGAAAACCAGAACAACCTCCACCTTTAACAGATATTCTTAATGCTAAATTAGGATTCTTTTCTTCAACAATCAAATCTGTAATTTTATTGAAAGCGTTATCGGTTACAGTAATCATTTTATACCTTACATGAACATTTAAGTTCGTAATCTTTTATTGCTGCTTTAATAGCGTCTTCCGCAAGGATACTACAATGAATCTTAACCGGCGGGAGTGCGAGTTCTTCTGCAATTTCAGCATTCTTAATTTGTCCAGCTTGGTCCAACGTTTTACCCTTGACCCATTCTGTGACAAGCGAACTACTTGCGATAGCCGAGCCACACCCGTAAGTTTTAAACTTTGCATCAGTAATTATTCCATTTTGCACTTTAATTTGAAGTTTCATTACATCACCACAGGCAGGTGCTCCCACCATACCTGTGCCAACATTTTCATCATTTGAATCCATTTTACCAACGTTGCGTGGATTTTCGTAATGGTCTAATACTTTATCTGAATATGCCATTTAACCTTCGCAAGCAATACAATCGTTACCTTGAGCAATCTGTGTCATATCTAACTCTTTGATAACTTCTCTTTCGATTCTCTTTGATACTTTATCTGCCTTACCAATCTTTTCAGAACGGCAATAGTAAAGTGTTTTAAGTCCTTTTTTCCATGCCATAAAATGAATGGCGTGAATGTATTTAATATGTACATCTGGTCTAAAGAACAGATTCAATGATTGTGCTTGGTCGATATATTGTTGTCTATCGCCAGCCAATTCAATTACCCATCTTTGGTCAATCTCCATAGATGTTTTGAACACATCTTTATCATGTTCGGACATCCAATCTAAATGTTGAACCGAACCATCATTAGCAATAATGGATGACCAAACATCATCATACCATTCAGTTGGTTTATCATGTGATAGTTTAATAATTAATTCATTCAACCAACGATTCTTATTTAAGAAAGAACCTGATAGAGTGTCTTGTCTGTAAGCATTGGCACGATAAGGTTCAATACTTGGGCTAGTATTCCCCATGATAATAGAAGAAGAAGCGTTGGGAGCAA